TGAGCTTGTCGAAACTATCGATGAGTTGCGAGGCTTCCTTGTCGACGGGGAAAACCCAGCGCCTGGAAAAGTCAACATCCTGGCGATTGAGCGGGGCGAAGCGGCCGGCCGGCGCCTGCATCTGGATGGCGCCGATGTACTGGATCGGGCTCGCCTGCTTGCCGACGTGGAAACCTTCCATGACCCGGCCGCGCAGCTTGGACTGGCGCTGCTGCAACTTGAGATCAAGGATTTCGGAAAACTGCGTGACGTACAGTTTGTATAAATTTTCGGACACGGCGCTCTCCCGTCAAGGGGCGGTTTCGAGGGGGCCGTTTCCGAGCACAGGTGCGCGGGGGCCAATGATCCTCGGCCGTGTCCTTGCGGGGGCCGTTCAGAAGCGAGACTGTTTAGCGCCGTGTCCGCTAGGCGGGGGCATGACCTAGTGCGGTCAGACTAGCGTAGGCGGCAATCGCCGCAACGCACCGTTTTTATTTTCTGGCGGCGTGCTTGGCGAGCTTGCCGATCTTCCTGCCCTTGTCGGCGGCCATGTAGTCCTGGGCAACGCTGACGGGCATCGGTTTCTTGCCATGGGCGCGCAGCTTGCGGCGGCCCTCGGCGGTGCGCGACATGGCGGCGAAGCCGTGTTGCGCCTGCGACGTTGACGGCATCACGCACTCCGTTGTTTGTCGACGGCCTGATGCTTGAGGAAGTTCTTGGCGCGGGCGTAGCGATCCACCACGTCCTTTTGCATCTGGTGCTTGGCGTGCAAGCCGCCCTTGTAGGGATGGCCGCAGACATCGCCGGTGATGACGCAGCCGCTCTCGTTGCAATCGCGACAGCACGCGGTGTCGGTCATGCCGATCAGGAACGCATCGTCGGCGGCTGGCTGGGTGACCGCGGGTTTGGCCTTGCGTTCGTCGGTCATAGCGATGCGAGCTCCGTTTCCTCATTGATGCCGGTGATCTGGGCCATCAGGTTTTTGAATTCGCGGACTTCCTTGGCGGAGCCGGCGAGATAGCGTTTGGTCCAGTCGGCGTCGGACTTGAGGTCGTTGAGGCGGGACTTGGCGGCCTCCGCGGTGGCGGGCGAGCCGGAGGTCTTGGCGCCATCGACGAAGGTGTCCTCGTTGGTGGCGGCGCCGAGCTTGCGGAAGAACTCGCCCACGACATCGATGCCAACCGCCCCCTCCATGGCCTTGACCTGTTCGGGGGTGAAGCCGGCGCGGCGCGCGCCGTTCATGGCGGTCAGCATATTCTCGTTCTTCTTCTGACCCCAGAGTTGGTCGAGGCGGGCCACCTCACTGTTGCGCTTGACCTCCAGTTCGGTGGCGGTGTTGGCGTTCTCGGTCTCGGCGACCTTGACGACGGCCTTGGCGATATCGACGGCGGCCTCCTTGGAGACGCCGCGGGCGTGGAACGCCTGCCGCAGGCCATCGATCAGGGCGGGTTCGAGCTCGCTGCCATCGGTGTATTTGACGTTGGCGAAATCGTAATCCTTGGCTTCCTTGGGGGCGCCGAGGCGTTCGTAGACCGGGCGCCAGGCGGTGGGATCGTTGGCGTTGGCGGGCAGGCGCAAGAGCTGGTCCTTGGGCACGCCGACCATGCGCTCGAGCTCGCGGGCGGCCTTGCCGGCCTCGACGGCGACCTTGACGGGATCGGAGAGGTCATAGCCCTTGTTCTGCCAGCCGCCGAGCACATCGGCATCGACGACGCCTTGATACCAGGGAGTTGCGGGTGCTGCGGGTGCCGGGGTTCCGACCGCAGGGTCTTCAGCCATAGTAGGTCTCCTTGTGGGGGTAGATGTTTTGCAGGTCCTCGATGCTCAATTCCATGTGTTGCTGAATCCACAGAAAAACCTGCCGGCGGCCCTCGAGGGTGGCCATCACGGACGGATTGACGTGGAAGATGGTCTCGCGATTCCGGCAGAAGAAGCCGAGGTCGCGGAACAAGGTGCCGTCGCGCGGCAGCGCGATCTGCCAGCCGCGTTTGCGCTCGATGAAGAAATCGAGGCCAAGTGTCGGCTGCGGCGTTTCGGGTTCCAGAAAGCTCATCCCCAGATTCCGATGACGACGGTCATGACGATCAGGGTCAGGACGACGAAGAGGGCGACGACACAGTCGTTGGGCTTGAGGTTGTATTTCATGCGCCGGCTTCTCGATGGGCCACGACATATTCCATCGCGCGCCAAATTCGTGTCGTGTCTTCCTTGAGCAAGCCAAGTGCGGTGTTGCAGGGTGCACACAACAGGGCGCGGACCCTCCCTGTTTGATGATTATGATCGACAACGAGTTGACGGCGTTCGCCACAAAGATCACAACAATGATCCTGTGCAATCAACATTGCCTCGTAGGCTTCAGAAGAAATACCAAATCGGTTTTTGCGAGCACGATCGTTGAACAATTTTGGATTGTGCTTTCTCTTCTCACGCCTTTCGGTATTGATCTTTTCACGATTAGCCGCATAGTATTCTCGCGTTTGGGAGAGGTGGCGTTCTTTATTTTTCTCGCGCCATTCCTGATTCTTTTTGAGAATTATTTCTTTGTTTTCAGCGTAGTATCTCCGCGAATATGCGGCTTGCTTTTTCTTGTCGTCGATTGCCCATCCCATCATTGTGCTCCCTGCGGTCCACCAAAGGCTTGTCCAGGGGCTACACCAGGTTGATTTTTAGCAACCACCGCCTGAGCTTTAAGCATCGCTGCTTGAGCAGGCAGACTTTGAATCGCCGCCTCTTGTTGCTGCGCTTGGGCGCGGCTCTTGCGCTTGGCCTGGATAGCCTCGACCTCGGCCATCCAGCGTTCCGGTACGTTCTGGATGCGGGCGATCTCGGGCACCGCGGTATCGAAGTCGAACGGGTCGAGCAGGCCGGCGTCCTGGGTGATGTTGACCAGTTCCTTGACCGACTCGACGGTGCGGATGAAGCCGGCGGCCTCGTTGGCGCGAGCGGCGAGCGCGAGCGGCGAGGTATCGACCACTTCATACTCGCCGCGCGCCTCGCGCAGGCGATCCGGCAGCGGCGGCAGCATGCCCATGTCCTGAAGCAGATCCAGTTCGCGCGGGACCATGCCGCCGACGTATTCCTGATGCTGGCGGCCGAGCGTGGGGGCGACCAGCATGGACTTCTCGTTGACCAGCTCGATGACCTGGGTGGCGGTCATGTTGGGGTTGTCGGTGAGCACCTTGAACAAGCTGACCAGGAAGGTGTCGTCGATCAGCGAGCGTTCCTCGGCCATCATCTTTTCGGAAATCTGGATGTTGCCGGTGGGCAGCACGTCGACCAGGCGCTTGCCGTCCATGGTCATGGCGCCCTTGTTCATGGCACCGGGGCGCAGGTTGAAGTCCAGGGCTCCGTCGTCGGCCGTGAGCAATACCGGGTCGGCGGCGCGGTGGCCCTGTTTGAGGAATGTGGTTTTCTCGGCGTTCAGGGTCTTGAGCGCGGGCAGCACGATCTGTCCGGGGCCGCGGCCGTAGACCTCGCCGGGGGTCTGATCGTAGCGGCTGGTGGCGAATGGAAAGACGCGGTAGCCGCCTTCCGGGGCCATCAGGCAATAGCCTTCGATCGACACATAGTAGGAGCAGAATGGCATGCCCGTGATGCCGACCGCTTCCGGGTCGTAGTTCTCGCGCGGCTTGACGCAGTGCAGGAAGTTATAGAGCCACTGTGAATTCTGCTTGAGCGGTGCGTGCAGGTTGGCGGGCAGCCGATCGATGCCGAATTTCTGCACCGCCTGATAGGCGGTCATGCGGAACCAGCGGATGATGCGGTCGACCTTGCCCTGGTGATTTTCGCCGTAGTAGGTCTCGCCGAGCGGAACGGCGCGATAGCGCAAGCCGCGCTCGCCGTTGTAGAAGCGGCTATCGAACGAATCGACGAACATGGTGGCGTTGCCAAAGGCGCCGAGCGACTGCCAATTGTTGTAGTTCTGGGCGCTGAAATTGGCGTTGGCCTTGTAGCGTTGGTTGAACAGGACGCGGGTGACTTCCTCGAACCAGAGTCGGCTGGCGCGATCGGCCATCACGTAATCGGCGTTGGGGCCGCCGGCGGTGAGGCCGTGCCACTTCATGTTGCGCGGGGTGACCAGGCTATCGGCGATGGCGCAGAACCGGTGCAGGGCGAGGCCGCCGGTGCCGTCGATTTGCTGCTGGGTCTTTTTCTGGCCGGGCCAGTTGAACGACTGATAGAAGAAGGTATTACGCGCGGTCGGCAGAAGTATCTGGGCGGTTTCCTCCCACATGCCGCCGAAGTTGGAGCGCCAGACCTGATATTGGGAAAACTCCTGTTGGATCTGCCGCACGATCTCCAGCTCCCACTGCGGCACGTTGCGCGGGACACCGACATCGTACTTTTCCACTGCTGCCAGCGCGTTGGCCATCTAGTGATACCGATAGCGTTTGGCGTCTGGATCGCGCGGGTCCATGGCGGGATCGAGCCGATGGTCGGCTGGGCACCACAGGTGGATGCACTTGAAGAACTCGATGCGCTCAAGGTCGGAGAGCGCAACGTCGTCGGCGAGGCTGCGCATCATGCCCTGCAAATGGGCGGATGAGCCGAACAGGACGGTGTTGCGATGGAGTGCCCAGCCGTTGCGGTTGATGGTGTCGGCGACGATGCGGCCGGCCTTGTCGATGTGGGCGACCGAGCAGATGAACGGCGCCACGATGGACTCGAAGCCGGGGAACAGCACGCGCAGCAGTACCGGCAGGGCGTCGGTATCGTCGTAGCAGTGTGCCAGGATCGAGAGGATCACGGCTTGCAGTTCGTTGGATGGCACGCGCTCTGGATTGGTGGAGGTGGCAGCGAGTAGCCGCCCCTGCCAGGTGGCGCGGAGCTCGTCGGCGTGGCGCGTGGCGGCCAGATCAATAAGCATTCAATATGCGCCGCCGTAGGTCGATGAGAGTGCGGTGGCGCGGGTCATGCCCATGGAGGCGGACAGCGGCTGGATGGCGCCAAACGGCTGCCGCTGCATCTCCAGGAGGCGCTTGCGGCGCTGCTCGTCGGTTTCGTCGAGGGTTTGGGCCTGGAGCATGTCGCCGAGTCCTGGGGCGGACATGCCGGGGCCATAGCCGGGGGCTAAGCCCATTTGCTGGTTGGATGGCATGGAACCCCCCTCTTATTTGGCCAGGGTGTCGCCGAGGGTTTGTTTTTTTGCCCCCTCATGGTGCGCGTGAATACTTTGGGCGGCAGCCCTCAGATGGTCTGAGTCCGGGGCGTTTGGGCCAGCGATGATGTATTTCAGCCCTTCGTACAAGCTTTGTGGGCTTTGTGGGCCGGTCGCACCCATCGTTCTGCTAAGAGAATCAGTGTTAGGCATGGAACCCTCCTCGAAGGCTGGAGGGTGGGCGCGGTCAGACCGCGCCGCAACGCACCGTAGGGGTTCACGCCCCCGGATTGAACAGATCGAAATCCACGTTCTGCGCCACGCGCGGCCCGGCCCGCAACGACGGGTCGGCAAACCGCTCCGCCGTCTTCGCAAACCGGATGTCCATGCACACCACCCGGATCGCCGACATGATGTCGTCGTCGATCTTGTTCACCAGCCCGGCGACGCGGTGATAATTCTGATACTCGTCGAACGCCTCGGTCAGGTGCGCCGCGATCTTGAGCCGTCCGCCGGCAAAGCGGTGCTCCATCTCGGCAATGCCGGCCTCGAAGTTATAGCCGCCCCCGGTGAACGTCGCGTGCTCCGGCCGCATATTCAGCCCGAGCTTCTTGTAGGTCGCCGCGATCGTCTCGCCCGACACGATGCCGGCGCCGCGGCCGCCGTCGTGCGGCCACGCCACCGGGGCATTGCGCATCGGATTACTGCGCATCGCCGCCACGTGCACCGGGGCGAGCCCGTGCAGCCGCAGGGCGTGCACGATGTAGATCACGTCGTTGTCGGGATCGCGCACGGCCAGCACCGCGGCAAACGGGTGCCCGCCCTCGGCCGCCCCCGAGTGGCGGAAGTCCACGCCCCACAGCCACGGCCAATAGGTCGGGAAATCCGCAATTTGCCGCGTGTGCTTGATGACCTCGACCGGGGTGTCGA